AATTTGACAAATGTATCATCTGTTTCTGGAACTAAATTTTGCTGCACTTGAGGTTCTACAGCAGGAGCACTAAAAGACTTCTCAATATTCTCAACTGCTTTTGTGGTTACTTCAAGATTCCACTTACCACGACCTACACTAAATTCTTTAATCTTCTTAGTAACAGTTTGATAAGCAATATCATTCATTCTACAAAACCCTCTCACATCAGCAGCAGTGAATTCAGATCCGTAGTTTGCTTTCAAACCATCAATAATTTCTTCACGAGTCATTTTAATTTCAAAGGTCATAATGTAATTTGTTTTCGATATACCTATAATACATCAAAAAGGGGTCTAGTTGACCCCTAGTGGACACTTTATGAACTGTACTTCTTAATACTCTCTTCCCACTCCTTCATACTGCTTTGACACTGACCTTCATTTTCCTGTGGATCTAATTTATCATATCCCTTCATCTTTTTCCATTGCCCATACAGTGCTTGCAATATCCATGACTGAGATAGACTTTTAGGTCCATTCTCTAACAGTTCAAGATGCCTTTGATTACTGGTGTACGATTTGTACTCTTCTCTCCAATTTGAATCATCATAAAGTTTATTTGTCATAGGTAAAGGTCTTTCCTTTAATTTTTGTATCACCTTCTGGTGAGGTTTTACCTGGTCTCATTTTTCCTGCGGTAAATCTTTTAACATTTTTACCTGCAGATTTTCCGAGTCCACCCTTTCTGGTTGCCGATACTGTAGCAGTTTTTTTGATTTGTGTCAACTTTGCATCTTGACCATATTTTTTAGCAAGACTATCTACTGCTTTCTTAAACTTTCTCTTACCTTTTTTACCAGAAGTAACTACATGACTTCTCTCTTTAACCTTTGTAGTTTTACCAGTCTTATCATCCTTTTCATCCCATCTTCCAGACACCTTAGTAGCACCAGGTAAACCCTTACCACGAATATCTTTATCTAACTGCTTTGCTCTTGCCCTATTCTCCTTTGCAGATTTGTCACCACGACTTCCTGAGATGATTGCCATCCCTCCTTTGTCAGACTTACTTTTTATTCTAGAGAGACTACTCTCTTGCATAAACTCTTTATAGGTCTTCATTCTTTGTGACAGTTTCTTAACCTATTTATTCTTCTTCCTCTTCCAATAGATACTCATATTGCTTAAATGTAATTCCTTTTTTAACTAAAAGAATCATTTTTGCTTTAGTCATTTCTTCACTATAAAAAATGACTGGTTGTTCTTGTAGTCCTGAATCTCCACTCATTATCTTTCCTCCTTTTCTTCTATCACCGCTTTATAATACTTTATCTTTCTCCTCAAAGCGATGACCTCTTTCTTAAGTTCATCCTTCTCTTCTTCTAGTTGTTCGATGTGTTCTTCGTATACAATGTACATAATTTTAAGTTAAAGAATACCATTATCTAAGATATCTCCCGTTTCGTTAAGTATTTACTCGTTTAAGGTTCTCTTTATCTTTACATTTCTATCCAATCTGGTTTTCTGGATGGGTCACGAAGATAATTAGATGCAACCCAAGGTTTGCTCCTAATGTAATTCTTGTAAGCAGTAAAAGTGTCAATGCTTGTGTTATGTTTAAACTCATCGGGCATTGCACGAGTAAATGATTCCACCATACAATAACACGTAATTACTTTTCCTGCAAATCTATGAAAAGTTTTCTTAGCCTCAAATAATGCATTAGCACATCCATGTATCTTACCATAACGATGTGTATATTCACCAGACAATGCACAACCATGCTGTATCAACCACGCAGTATTATGTAAACTAGCAGCAGCCCATTGAGTGCAAGGATGATTACGAAATGCACCTTTCTTGGTTTGGAAAGGTGTTCCGTCCTTCTTCTTGACTAAATCATCACCCCAATCATAATACCAGTGTGAGAAAACAATAGAGAGCATCTGGCATGTCTCTAAAGGCATCTTAACCACA